GGCATAACTTCGCGGAACTTGTCGATCATTTCCTGCGTGATTTCGATGTCCATTATGCTAGATCCTCGTTTGGATAGATTGCCACATGTTTAACGCTCCTTACAAAAACGGCCGCAACTAAGCGACCGTTCGATTAATAAATTGTGTCGACGTTATTCGACCGCTTCGAGCTTCGCGATCAACGTCTTAACGGTATCACGCGCGACGACTTCAATGTCTTGCGCTTCACATAGTGCAACTAGATCAGACTTCGACATTCCGTCGTACTCGCTCGGTACAGTCGATACGCTCGCGTCATCTTCACTTAGTACCTGTAACGAGCCGTCGGCGATAAGCGCCTTAACGAATGCGTTATCGCATAACTCGTTAGGTACTTCGACCGCTGGGTTATTGCCCGGTTTGATTTGGTACGCTTTGACGCGTTGACCGTTTTCAAACTTACCGTTAATTGTGATCAGTCGTGCGACTTGGTTTTTCAATAACATGATATTAGCCCTCGACCCGTTGATTAAACTGAATCGATACGGTGCGGCGGGCCTTCCGCATTGTTCCGTATCGATTCAAACTTGTTACAGTTAATAATAACATGGTTGACAGATGTCACACAAGTTTGTTAGTCTGAATTAGCGGATAGAACGGCCATTCGAAAAGCATCTAGTCAATGCCTTCCGCAACATTTCTCGACTACCTTACGACTGAGGGTTTCAAAATATGCAAATCATTTCACGCAGCGAAGCTAAATCGCAAAACCTTAAACACTACTTCACTGGTAAACCTTGTAAGCACGGTCATGCGTCTGAGCGTTACGCTAATAATGGTAGTTGTTGTGATTGCGTAAGAAACCGTGTCGCGCAATGGGTCAAAGACAATCCCGAACGCAAGAAACAGACTGACGCCGATTATTATGCTGGTAACAAGGGCACGGCATTAACGAGAGTTAAAGAATACAGAGACGCAAATCGCGACGAAATAAACGGTAAACGCAGGGTATATTATAAAACAGAAGAAGGCAGAGCGGCTAAAAAAAAGTACAGGGACGCTAACAGAGATAAAATAAACAAAGCTAAAATGAACTTATATTATCTTGACGTCGACAAACATCGAGCGCAAAAACGAAACGACCACGCCAAACACAAAGAAAGTCGAAACATTAAGAGTAAAAATTACAGGGTTGAAAACAAAGACAAGTTGAATAAATATTTCGTCAATCGTCGAGCGAATGACCTGTTATTTAAAATGAATGCTTACATGCGTAACATGATAGGCAGAGTGTTAAAACGTTCGTATAGCGATAAAACAAACACCACTGTGATAATGCTAGGTTACACCGCAGATCAATTAGTAGAACATATCGAGTCTTTATTTGTGGAAGGGATGTCGTGGGATAATTACGGTGAATGGCATATCGATCACATTGTACCTGTTAAATGGTGGTTAGATAATGGAGTTACTGACCCGTCAATGATAAACGCACTTATAAATCTACAGCCACTATGGGCTGTAGATAATTTAATCAAAGGTTGTAAGGTATAAAAAAGGCGCACTAGGCGCCTTTTACTTCATTGATACGAGTTACAGTGCGTCGCGATATGCTGCGCTGAAAGGAAATCTCCATTCAGTTCCTGAAATTTTGTATTCTGCTGGTACAACAATGCTCAGATTCTTCATCTGTGGCGCAATTGCGCGCCATGGTATTGGGTTACACATTCCCAGGTTATCGTCGTTCAGTTCGTATGCTAACATACGAGCCTTACCACCTGCACCCGCAGTATTCAATTGCAAACGCGGGAAAATTCGCAATTCTTGACCTGTGGTTGTGGTGTAAAGGTTGTTCTTCTTGAAGAACTCCAACACCGTGGTATCCGTACCAACGTCCATACGCTGAGAACTGATCTGTGCGTAACGTTCAGAGTCAATCGCCAACGCATTCGGTAAATGCGTATTAGCTGAGTCAATCCAAACCTTAATTAACAGGCTGTTCATGTCAGAAACTTTTTCCTGACCGGTAGCTGTTGCCCAGTTGGTGGTAGAGTTATCTAATGCCAAGTTAGGGTTGTTGAACAGGCCGTACATACCGCGAGAAGCGTCACCGAAGTAAGCCACGCGCTGCGAATGTTCTTGTGAACCACGGAACGCTGCGCGACCTTTGGTCACATCGATTGGAATACGTAACTGTTGAGTTTTACGTAATTCGTCTAACGAGTAGTCGAACGAGTTACCAGCGTAACCAATCGGTACGGACGTCTTGTTAGCGCTTAACGCTACGTTCGGTAAGTCGTCGGCGCTTGAGCCGATGAATTTACCAAGCGTTACGGCGTCGTAACTGATGTAATCCCACGAGTCGGCCCATTCTGGAACGGCGGTATTAACGGGGATCATCTCAGCGAAGTTAATCGCAGTATATTTCGCTTCGTAAATCTTAGCTTCTAAGTTAGCAAGCTGAGAAATATAGAAGCCCATACCATCATCCATCGTCGGTAAGCCGTCGTTGAACGATACGACGTGACCAGCGGGTAAGCCCAGGTGAGGGTATTCCGCATCTAGCGTCATTGTGATCTTATTGCGGTTCATGATTAACCCCCTAAACCTAATGAAATTTTAACTAGTTTACCAGCTTCGCCACCGGTTAAGAACTTAGCGTTCGGTAACAGTACGCCGAGAGTACCAGCCGCACCGACAACACCGGAGAAATCACCAGCGCCAGTAGCACCAACACGTAGATAAACAGGTGCGTCTTTAGCGACCGTATCGAGTACAGTCACCCATACAACACCTTCTGTGATTACGGTCATATCGTACTTAGCCGTCGCGCCCGTTTCGGTTGCTGTGCGTGCGCGGTTCAATTCGTACTTAACGACACCGTTAAATTGCGCTGCGGTTGACGCTGATACGGGTAATTTCGCGCCGTCTTCACCATCTGTCACAACACCTTTGCCGTAAGCGATGCCCACGGTGCCCTTGTTTAATTTCGATACGGTGTTACATAACTGACGGTCGGCGACCATACCAGCATACGCGACACCATGATCAATAGCATTGCCACCTAATACGGCCATGATTATTCCCCTTTCCAAGCGTTGGATTGCTTATCTTTAAATGTTTGGTAACCGCTCGGCTTAGCGTCAGTGACAGTTACAAGTGTCGCAGCATCTTTAGCGAACTGGGTTAGCTGGTTCGCTGGTGACGGTTCGCTGAGTGCCATATCGAACGACGCTTGTACGTACACGTCGGACTTGGTAGCCCAATCGATTGTCGGACGTTTAGCAGTCAGTGCTGCGCGTTGGATAGCCACAACATCGACACTATCACACGTAAACGTATCGCCTACCATTTTAACGGCCTGTGCGCGAACAGTGGAAATAGCTTCAACACGTTCAGCAATCGCCGCGTCGGTTGTTTTCGCTTTTTCGGCTTCTAACTCTTCTTCTTTCATGTCAGCCTTGGCTTTAGCTTCTTCCATCTTAGCTTCCGCGTCGGTGACTCGTTTAGCGGCGTCTTTTAGCGCGTCAGTAACGAGCTTAGCGCTCGCTTCGTCCGCAACTTCCAGCGCTACGCCCGAATCAAGCATTACTTTGATCATGGGTTTTACTCCTTCGTTGTCGTATAAGCGAGCCTGTGCACCAGCTCTAGCTCGGTCGCAGATCGCAATGTGGTTAATCTTAATGTCGCGTTGAATAAATTCATATTTCTCGCCGAGTTCAGTGGTTCCGTCAACTTTATCATAAATAGCTGTGTAACCAGCAGACAATTGTACTTTACCAGATTCTACGGCTGAAATCGCATCTTTCGATTTAATTATTAAATTAGCTTCAACAAAATCACCGTCCCGAATGGCTGGACCACGAACAACACCGACCGTGGTTGATTTATAGTTGGCAGCGTTAACTAACTCAATTGGGTGGTTTAACGTGACGTCACACGATTCATATGACGCGAGCGAGTCGACGTTAAACACTTCGTCGGATGGGCGGTAAACGTTGATTATTTCATTTGGCTGTCGGTCGGACAAACCAAGCTCAGAAGCTAAGTATTGTTGTATACCCGTGCGAGCGACTCGACCAGGTACAACTAGAAACCCTTCGTCGGTATACGTTCGCTTGGTTATGTTGTAGCTAGTTCTATCGTTCACCGTGACTTTCAACGTCTTAAACCCACTGTTTGAATCAAATGTGATAATTATATGCTTACTTGTAAAATTTTACAAACATATTAGTTTGTCTCGTTTGTCGAGGTTGTCTTGCTTCCACAATGGTTGTAA